TCGGGGTCAGTGGTAAAAGGAAGCGCAATATCCTTATAAATCCGTTCTCCGTTGTCTTCGGTTTCATAAGTTGAACTCGTAATTTCGGGGAAGCTATCAGACTGCCATTGTTTTGTTGGCTCGATATAAAGCCCGCGCACCGCATTAAATAAATCCTGTCTTGATATACGAAGCGTTGAATTTATCTCACCCGCTAAGAAACTCTCATCAATGACATTGGTTTCTGGCGTGTCATAAGCCCCCGCGTAAATGCGGAATTTACCCATTGGAATTGTAACAGCCCCAACCATTGCCGAAAGCATATCATCCATATTAGCAATCGGCGTTTTATTCGTGTCAATTATTCCGTTTATGGTATAGCGGGAAATTGTGCTGGCATCTAGTTTTGTTATACTTTCGTCGCAAATATTAGCTGCCGCTGTGGTGAATGTATCATCAATTTCACTTGCTGTTGCACCGAAGCCATAAGGTATATTGTTTGCATCGCGTGAATAAATATAATCCCGCACACATAAAGCAGCGTTATTGCTCCATGTCGTTAGTGTTGTGCGCGGGTCATAAACCTTCTTACCACGAAGCACCACATTTAAGGTTGGTATTCCGTTAGGGAAAATATCTGAATTAAACTGGATACGAACATAAGAATAGCACAACCCGCGCAGCCGATGCTCACTCGTCCAATTGGTTGCCTCTGCCATTAAATAGCTATCTGCGACTTGCGTGTCGCTCCCTGAATGCGTTTTTATTCGTACATAAGAAAGCCCATCCTTCTTATAAGGAGCTTCTTGAACAAAACCGTTAGCATCAAGCGTTACCAAATCATTATCTAGATAAAACTCTTCAAAAGCATCACATTCATGCCCTGCGTGGACGATAATCATGTGTAAAAATGTGTTATCGCCAGTCTTTGGCGAGCCGTCACTTTGATTGCCAGTTGGATAGGTTTCAATATAGGCAAGTGTTCCGCCTATGCGAGCGCGTCCATAAATCAATTTTATCGTATCATCCGAAAGCCTGACAATGGTTTTTAGACCGCTGTTTTGTTGAACCGCATCATAAGAACCCGAAGCACCGCCATTTTTATTGCCGCCACCGAGTAAAGAGCCGCCTATTTGCGAAATACCCATACTGACAAGACCGCCAGCTATCGCGCCTAAAGTTGCGGATGATAGACCTATGCCAGCGAATAAACCGCCAGCCAATGCGCCAAGTGGTATAGCTGCAATCGCACTACTAATAGCCGCTCCTGCAACTGCCGAACCAACTGCAATAATTACTGGAGGCATATCACACCGCCCACGCTTTAATACAACTTAATGTAAGCACCGCGCCAAGTCCCTTTTGCGGGGTTATAAAGTAGCTCCGCCGTCCGTCACATATCCCTAGCGCACCGCTAGCAATCATAACCATATCGCCACGGCTTGCGCGTTTTAGTGGCTTGCTGGTGAAGTGACTATCGGCAATATCTCCACAATTAGCAAACCCGCGTTCAAGCATTAAATCATTAGCCCCTTCCTCATCGCCATAAAGCCCCCGCCAGTCTTCGGCTATGCTTGTGCCATTTACTAAATCCGCAAAGGTTGAAGCCCACAAGGCGCAATCATTTTGCCCCCATTCAAACTGGATATTTTGCGAGGATTGCAAATAATCAGCGAGGATTTGCTCCCAATTATTTACTCTCATTTTTGCGCCCCCAGTTAATCTCTTTGCGGGATGCTTGGTCTATAAATTCCAGCCCTTTATCACCTGTAAATCTGAATTGCTGCTCGTTATTGGTGTATCTGCGAACCATTGGTCTATTCCATGCAGCAATGCGGCTTTCAGCGGTAATTGTGATTGACATTTCCGCACCCTGTTTAATGGACGCGACATCCATTTTCCCTATATATAAGAGCGCGGGATCATCGGTTAAAATATAAGTGCTAGTATCTAAGAACCCGAGATAAACCTTAGCACTGCGCCCTTGATAACTTTCATCTAAAACAATGCTCCGCCATTCACTCGGTATGCCGTTTATTGTAAAACTCACAGTTTGTCGCTGTAATTCCGCGCTATCTTCAATCGCGCTTATAGAGCCAAGCGTCCCAACACCTAGCCAATCATAGCCGCCCCAAGTTATCGTTCCTATCCCGCTATGCGCCCGCGAAAATCCGCTGCCGAAATCCATTTCTACAAATAAAAGAGGGGCGATGGTATCCGCTACGACTGCCGCCTCGTTATTAGTAGAAAGCCCTCTAGTCATTAAAATACCTCATAAGCGGTAAAGGATTTTTCATCATAAATTTTATTCTGGTTTGAGTTCCACTCGGCAACTTGGTCACTAGTTAAAATCATTGTGCAAGTTGCTGGATTAAAGGTTAAAGCTGCATTGTCTGCGGGTGAAGCGCGAAGGGGAGGCTCAAAAGCAAGAGTAACCTCGCCACTACCATCGCTGTTTTTTGCAGCCGTGCATCGCTTTAATTCGCCATTTACGCTAAAATAATCGCCAGCCCGCGCCCAGTTGGTCACGCTTGCCGTGCAGCCGTCAATTAAAAGCGTATTCCCTGTTTGAGAAGCACCTTTTACAAGTGGCGTTCCAGTCCATGCACCAAGATTGCGTTGCCAATCAGGGTCACTTGCGTAAAAGGTATTTACGCGCCCCTTAAGCTGCATGAAAAACCCTATCCATTCTGTAGCTTGAGCCTTGGTCATTTTCGGCAAGGTGAAAGTTGCAAGCCACCGCTGCCCTTGTAATTCTAGGCGTTGCGTTGCCTTATTTAGCGGGCTTTCAAATGTTTGCGAGTTGGTTTGCAGGAAAAAACTAGAAGCCTTAAAAGCTGGGCGCACTGGCATTGATATTGTCATTATCTAACCCCCACTATCTTTGCAGCCGAACCGCCGCGCTGAATGCTTGCAAACACCGCGTCATGAGCTGCTTTTGCTACACTAGGAAGCATATTTGCCACCTCTGCGCGTGATACGCCGCTTGCGAAATTATTGTTTTGAACAAGCGTTATTCCGCTGCTACCATTTGAGCCACTACGCATTGCATCGGCTTGAACCTTTGGGATAATCATTTCCCCTTGGTGAATTTTAGCAATCATATCTTGCGGAATATAAGGCGAACCAACATCAAATGACGGTAAAGACGATATTATCCCTCCCAAAAGTCCACCGCCACTCGTTCCAGTTGCGCCAACTAGTGCATTAGTCAAAGGCTCGGCAATAGAACGCTGTATAATCATTGATGCGATTGCCTTGGCTAGATTTTCTGCCGCATCGGCTGCGCTGTTAAAATTAACAATTGCATCCGTAATCGCTGATGATAGGCTTTTATGCCACTCGTCATTTATGCGGATTGCTTCCTCTTGTGCCTTCTTTTGTTCGTAAATGCTTTCGGCAACTTTTTGATTAGCAACCGCAAGTTCCTTAGCGTTTTTAAGTTTGGCTTTTTCACCTAAATCAAGAGTTTTGTAATATACTTCCAGCCCTGCTTTTTGCTGGTCAGTTTTGCCTATCATTTCTTGATTGCGAGCAAGCTCTAAATTGTAATCTCTTAATGATTGTCTCGCGCTATCAATGGCTTTGGTATCTACTATTTTTCCATTTGGACTTGTTATTGATGCCTTAATAGTTGCTTCAGTAACGCTATCTGGACGAATTGACGAAACTCTACCAGCGGCTTCATTTGCAGCTTTTCTTGCTGCAAGTTCATCAAATGGTTGCCCGCTTTGCCTAGCTGCCAACATTTGTTGTGTATAAATGTCCCTGCGCACATTCGCTTTTAAGAAATCGTCCGCACTAGGAACTCGCGTTATGACATCAATAAAATCAAGCAATCCTAGTTTCGCATGTTCAATAGCACTTGTCCAAGCGTCACCCCACGCATCTATTCTCGCGAGCTGCTCCTCGGTTAATGCGCTCCCATGCTTTTTCTGGGTTTCTACAAATTCAGCAAGTTTCCCATTACTATCACGAATAAGTGGTGCAAGGGTTGCGAAACTCCTACCAAAAATAGAAATGCCTGTATTGGTAAAGTCAGCCTGATTTTTTATCTCATTTAATGATTTTGCTATTTCATAAAATTGCTGTTCTGGTGATAATTGCATTAACGCTTGTATATTCAAATGCAACTTATCAAAAGTGTTATTCAAATCTTGGCTTTTACCTTGGGCAGCCTCACCAATCATATTATTCATACGAGTGATGCTTGATGCAAACTCATCTACACTAGCCCCGCCCTGCAATAGCGGAATGTTCAAAGCTGAAAGAGTACTCGCTGCAACACCAGTACGCTGTGACAAGTCATTTAAGCGGTCAGCAGCGTTCAAAGCCCCCTTGGCAAAACTAACAAATGCCACCGCTGAAATAGCAGGGGCGAGCGATAATAGCTGACTTTTTATTCCCGCAAACGATGAGGTCATCTTCGCGCTGCTTTGCTGAACAGTAGCATTAACCTTGTTCATTTCCGCAGATAGCTGTGCAGCATCCGCTTTTATTCGGACTGTGAGTTCTGCAATATCAGCCATGTTCGTCTATTTCCCTGCGGAGTTCCGCTATATCTTCATCGGTTAAATTGGATTGTTTCTTTATGCCATTCGCCAGCGCGTAGCCTTCGTATGCGTCTATTACATCCCAAACACTCGCTTGCCAAAAGGCTTGCGGTGTCCAGTGTAAAACCCCTAAACAGAACTGCTTATAGTGTTGCCAAGGGAAGGTAACGGGGCTTCTATCTTCCCTATCAGCTCCCCCATATCTTTTGCCATTTGCTCGCGGTCGGAAGGCTTGCAAATACATATTTTCAGGAAGGCAAATAGATTAAACCGCAATAAAGCAAACTCATCGCTAGCAATACCCATTTCATTCATTATGGTTTCTGAAATATCACTGGCAGTAATTTTATTGCCACAATGCTTGAGAATAGTTGCGGTAAGCTTTGCCACTTTCCATACGGGAATTTCTAATGCGCTTTGAGCAACCGAAATAATATCGGCATTCATAGCATATTCAACGGCTTCTATCAGCCCAAAACTACCCTCAAGCTCATATTCTTTATCTGAAAACTTGAGGGTGTATCTTGGTTTTTGTGGGTTAAAAGTCATATTATACCACTGGAGTTAAAGAAATTGCTGCCGCAGTTAAGCTAGTCACATTGTCAACAGTATAATTAACTTTGTTTGATGCATCATTGAACCGCGCCGTTGGAAGTTTTCCTACCATGGTAAGCCCGCCATTAGTTCCAGAGCCATTAAGCGATATTACTGTGTCAGGTGTTGCAATCGTACCATATCCATTTTTATCGGCATCATTCGCTGCAATAGTTAGAGTGCGAGCTGAGGCGTTGCCATTCAAAAATACGAGGAAAGTTTCACCGTTATTCGTGAAAGCCTGTGTGGTTGCGGCTGCGGCTAGCGTATAGCTTAGTGCGCTGAATGGGTTTAGGTTTTGTACTGTCAAATCAGCCATTTTTAATACTCCCTATTATGTATTGGTAAATGTGATTGTTCCGCTTGATTTAAGGGTACAAGAAAAGGTTGCTTCCTTGTTATGAGGCTGCCCCTGCGTCCAGCCTGTAATCAAGAAATTTCCAGAAATAGCGTCGGTATCGGTTGCAGTGTTAATAAGCTGGAAGCCGTTAATGGTTTGAGCTTGTGCGTAACCTTGTAGCGTTTCATAATTCGCA